TACTGGTTAATTGGTTTAGATTATATAGGAACTAAAGAACAACAAATAATTGAAAAACAAAAAAGATTAAAATATCTTGTATTAGAAGAATTGAAAAATCGTGACAAACACCCATTAAATATAAAAAATCAATTTATCATAAAAATGGTTAAAAAATATGTAAAAAAGAAAAAGAAAAATTAAATCGGAGATCTTTTTTTTCTATATTCCATTTGTTTTTTTGCTCTTTCTTTTTTTTGTTCTATAGTCATAATTTTTGACTTATTACTATAACAAGTTTTACAATAATAATAACACATTTTATCGTAAAAATCTTGTGGTAATTCTGTTTTACAAGTAGGGCAACATCTTTTACAATTTAACTTATCACAAACAGAAAACATATCATTTAATCCATATTCTTCAATAAAATCTTTAGAATTATGTTTATATAGGAGTTCAAGGGCTTCTTTTCTTGTGTAATCCATTATTTAGATTTTTATTTAGATTTTATTTAGATTTCTGCTTAAGTAGTTATAAAGAAAAAATCTTTTAAAAAAACAACAACAATGTGAAATTCTTAATAGAAAAAATCTAAAATTATGCCTATTTTACATTTTGGGAATAAATTTAAATTATTTCCTTGAAATTTGGCTATTTTCAGTCATAAATTAATTAATTTATGCTTGTATAGGGAATAAATCCTAAAAAAATCCTAATAAAAATCTAAATAATATATATAATTTCATTTTTGAAGCATTATATAACAAATTATTTTATATGTGCGTTAATAAATTCATTCGTTTATTTTTTAAAAAAAAAATATTTTCTTATTATATAATAAAATGAATAACAAGAAATCTCAAGATTTAGAATTTGGTGCAAAAAACGAATTAATTGTTTTAGCAAAATTAAGAGATTATTTCAAGTCTCAAGATATAAATAAAACTGAAACTAAAATGGATACTTTTGATTTTGTAGATAGAATCAATAAAACTATTTTTGAATTAAAAACAAGGAGAATATTTAAAAATCAATATTACGATGTAATGATAGGATACAATAAAATATTAGACGGATTAAAACATATTGATAATGGATATAGAGTTATTCTTTGTTGGAGTTTTAAGGATAAATTATGTTTTCACGAATTAACCAAAGAAAACTTTAATAAAAGTTGGTTAAAAATAGGCGGTAGATATGACCGAGGAAAAGATGAAACAAACATGTGTTATTTTGTTCCTACAAAAGAAATGATTGATGTTATTTAATCCTTTTTCTGTTGTTTATAAATTGTAATGCCTAATTCTGCTAATAGAATTAAAACCTCTATTTTAAGGTCATCGTTTTCAGCAACATCATCAAATTGTTTATGAAATTCATTAGTAATATGTTTAACCTCACCGTGCATCTCTTCTTTAATAAATTTTTTAATTTTATTAATATCGCCACAATTTCGTAAAGTATCTCTCATATCATTTAATTCTTCCCATAATCTATATTTCGGGTCATCGGGATATGTTTTTTCATCATCACTTTCATTAATATATAATTTTTCAATATTAGTTGATTTTACTAAATCTTCACTACTAAATTCGCTTGATGATTTAGTTTCGCTTGTGCTTTCGTCATCTAGAGATGTTTCACTATCACTTATATGATTAGAATAATGGTAATGTTCCTTATGTTCTTGTTGTTTTTGAGACATTCTATATTTATTATATTATAATAAAATAAAATAAATTTAAATAAAAATCTAAAAATAATATTTTTCATATTATAATTTTTTGTATAATATGAAAATATGTTAATTATAATTAATCTACTTTTCTATATAATTTATTCATTTCTCCACTATGTAAAAATTTATTTTCTATTTCTTTTTGTTTCTCTTCTTCTTCTTTAATGGTAGGTTGTCCTTCTGTTATTTTACTAATAACAATATGTCTAATTAAACTTGAACCGATTTTTTTATTAGCCTTTTTCATAAATATCTTGTTAAGAAACTTTGTTATATTATTAGGGTTCATAGGTGTTTTTCTATCCGTTTTAACCAAATACCAACCACTCTTATTGTGTTTTAACCAAATATTTATAATTTTATTTAATGATGGTGTTATTTGTAATTCTTTTCTACCAATTCTATTTTTATTTTTAAAATCATTCAAAATAAATACTTTTTTATTTTTACCTAATAATGCTAAATAATTATTCTCATCATCACTGTCTAAATTTTTATATTCTTTACTATCTATAATTTTCATATCCGCAAAATCATTTCTTAATGGAAAATCAAGATAAGTTCTTAAAATTACAAGTTGTTGTAATAAGTCAAATTCTTTAACATCTAATTTTTCTTTTTTAGTAATTTTATCCTTTTTTACATTTTTTATAACATCATTAAAAATATCTACTAAATCCTCATAATCCAACCAATTTTTTTCTTGTGTATCAGTTTTTTTCTGTGTTTTTAAAAAAGAACTATACTCATCATTTAAATCCTTTAATTTTTTCTGGTATTTATCTATTAAACTCTCATTCTTTTTATTATCAGCACTTAATGCAACTAATATTGATGTAATCCTATTTTTTCGTGTTGTTAGTTTTTCATCTTTTAATATATTATTAATTTTATCAAAATCATTAAGAAATTTTGTATTATCTAATTCAGTTATACCATCTATTTTTTTTCTTAAATTTTTCAAACTAACTAAATATGTATTTAATGATGATTGTTTAATATTAGGTCTATTTAAAATAATGTTTTCTTCAATACTCATTTTTTATTATATATTATAATAATAAAAAAAATTTAAAAAAAATCTAATAATAAATGAAATCGTATATTGTTTGCCAGAATTGATGCTGTTTTGATTTTTGATGTCTTTTATAATTTCTATAATTAGTTTCCTTTCCACAATCGCATATATATTTTTTATTTCTTTTTTCGTTAATTTTTTCTTTATTATCTTGGTAATATTGTTTAGCTCGTTGTTTTAATTTTTCTTTATTATCTTGACGATATTGTTTTATTTTTTCAACAATCACTTCTTTATTATCTTGGTAATATTGTTTGTCTGTTCTTTGAGGAATATATTTATTAACACAATCATTATTTCGTATATAAAATGCTTCCCTTGCTTCTAATTCCATTTTTGAATTACAAGGGAATAATTCAACTAATAATATTTTAGCATCTTGGTATTTTAAAACATTTTTAGAAGATGGGGTTTTACCGGCTTTAATTTCACTTTTATGTTTTGATAATCTTAATGCTAATGATTGAATAGTAGAACCGTAATATTTACAATTACCTTCTAAACTTTCAATCATATAAATCTTAGCGTTTTGATAATTAACCATATTCTTTTATAATCTTATATAATCTTTTCTCTTTATATCATTTATTAAGAGCATTATATAGTTTATTACGAGTATTATAATATTTATCGTTTCATAGAACGGCGAGAAATTCTACCTCGGGTTAAAGCACCGCCCGCGATCCTACCACCCGTAGCACTACGAGCCAAACCAGCAACTTGTCCAACACCACTAACAATAGGGGCGAATTCTGGAGCTACAGCACCTACAACTTTACTAGCAATAGGTAAAACTGATTGAACCCCTCGTGCAACTTTATTAACAAAAGATTTAAGACCGCTCCAGAAAGAACCGCCATGTATTCTATTGTAATGGTGATAATCCAATTCTTCGCCCTCTGCTTTAGTTCTCAATACAACATCGTTAGTAAGATTACCAAGAGAAGCACGAGCAAAATTTTCCGAAATACTGAATGTTCCTTCCATCATAAAGATTTGAAAAAATTCTCCTTGAAAAGTAGCACCACTATCATTTTCTACATCCATTTGAATTTGAATTGTATATTGACCTTGGCATCCCGGAGCTTCATTATCCAACAAACCAATATCTTTACCAAATTCAATACACATAACACCACCACGGTATTTAGCCCATTGATTCCAAGTAAGATTTAGTCCATTTCTTTTAGAAATATTATATAAATCTTGTTCTGATGCACTGCTAAACAAACTGCTTTGATTATTCCAGAGAATAGAAAGACCTTTAATTTTCAAGAAACTATCAGAAGTATTTTGATTACTTGTGCTTCTTTGGTTTCTAACAAACAAATAAAGTTTTCTTGGGACTTGAGACAATTTAATACTATCACTAATAACTTTTACAGTAGAACCAGCACCAATATTAGGGTAAGATTTAAGGTAATCTTGAGAATTGTAATAAGGTAATACTTGTAATTGTGGGACTGGTTGAGTAAGGTCTGGGGTTATAAATGTAGTAAGGATTTCGGGTGCTTGATACATAGAAACACTTACAGAAGTTATAGCATTTCCTAAACTAGAATGAGAAAGAATTTGACTTAAATCACTTTTCCATCTATAACTAATATTAATTTGATTTACATTAACAAAACCCTCTTCTTGTTGTTGAAAAGGTGATAAGAAAGGAGATAATATAATATTTTCAGAAAGAACAACTCTAAAGGTTCTAGCATCAATAACATTAACATAAAAACCACCTCGGGGGTCTTCCGCTCCATTTTCACCATAATTACTCAAAGGATTTTTAGCACTTCCATAAGTAGCCCAATCAGCATATTGTTTATAAGCATCTGGTGCAGTAGGGGTAGTAGAACACTGACCGTTTCTATCTTCGGCAGTATTACCATAACAAAGCATTGCGTGGAGTTTATCAGAAACATTATCACTAATATTTTCGCCATTAATTTGGACTGAAAGAACATCACATAAAGATGATATAGGGAACTGTCTTAAGGCATCATTAGTTCCTAATTGTAGGTCTTGGTCTGTCTTTACTTCAAAATAACATCTAATTTTCATATTTCTATCAACAATAGTTTGAGTAGAGGGAGGATTTATTGTCCATAAGGCTTGGACTGGAGTAGCACCAGCAGAACCCCAACTATCAGCGGGATTTACTTGCTCGTTTACACGAAGACCACCCATAAGAACTACGTGGTTTTTCTCCAAATCAGATTTTACATTAACTCTTGGTTCAACAACTTTAATTGCTTCCATTATTTTTATTATATATATATAAAATAAAAAAAAAATAAATAATTTTTTAAAATATTAATATTTCTCAATTATTTTTATATTATTTTTATAATTTTAATCCCGATCAAGATTTTTATTATATTGTAATTACAATTAATTTAACCTTGTTTAAATAAACAAATATCAACATATATTTTTGTAGTAAATACAGAATTAACATTCCCATTATTCCAAAAGAAAGTTAATTCAACTCCATTACTTAAATTATATGTAGAAGAAGCGACCAAACCGTTATTAACATTATTATTTGTAGGATTTTCAACAACTTGACCGGTTGAAATAATATATGCTCCACTTCCAAATCTATCTACTAATTCTCCGGGTAATGAAACATCAATAGTCCAATTATTATGAGGGGTTATATCCGTTGTATAGTCAATAACTCCTTTAATTCTTAAAGAGGTATGGTCACACGAATAATAAAAAGCACTATTTCCGGTTATTGTTCCAATAGAAGCGTAAAAAGTAGGAGCATATGCTTGTGTTTTTACTTTTCCATTACCATCACCAAAAGAAATAGTATTACATCTAATATCCATCCATGGTTTTGGAGTATCATAACTTGCACTTGTAAATTTATTCAAACTCATTTTATTTTATTATATAATATTAAAATAAAATAATTTTTGAAATTTATATTAAAATTTAGAATAATTAATTTGGAGGATTGACATTAAAAGTTGCAGTAAAATTCAATCTTCCTACTTGACCGCTTGTAATATTACTAACGGTTGCTCTAAAATCAACAGAAATAGAATTTGATGCTAAAACTGTATAACTATCTTGAGCGGTTAATGGTGTTGTTGTATTATTTGATAAATACCCTACTACTGGAGAAAATACAGCATCTTGAATTATTGTATATCCGGCTGGTAGAGTGCAATTTACAGTTGATATAGCAAAATTCGCTGTTGCTGTAAAATCTACATTAACATCTACAGTCATAACATTATTGTTATATTTATAAAAAGCACAATAAGTTCCTAAAGTTAAATTATTTGCTGTTAATGATGGATTAAAAGTCCCACCATCAATATCAACTGGTATTTGTGGTGTTATTGACTGTCCTTTAATTTCCAAAGAACTACATTTAATATCATTACAACCTATATTTAGATATTGTTTTTCTAAATAATCATTTGAATTTGTTAATTTGTTTAAACTCATTTTTATTATATATATATAATAATTAAATATTTTATTTTTTTATTTTTGAATAACTAAAAATTTAATTAAAATTTAACCTCAACTTTAACATTAAAATTAACAAAATTCTCACCAACACCAACGGGTAATTGTGTTGCTGTTGTTTCATTAAAATTAACTGTAAAAATATTACTATTTTCTGTGACTGTTGCTCTTGTAGGGTTATAACTACTATAAGCACCACCTTTATTATGTATAATTCCAGTAGCGGGAATAAATTTAGTAGCATAACCCTTTAAATTATCTGGTAGATTTAATGATAAATTATATGATGCTGTTGATGTAGCAACAATCATTTTGCAATAAACATTTATATCTACAACAGCACCAAGAGTATCACCAACAAAAGTATAAACAGCATAAGCATCTTGAACTGTTGAACCATCATCTATAGTAAATGTAGGGGCATAAGTCCCAAAATAACTTGCTTTAGCATTAACCCCTTTTATTAACATTGACGAACACCTAATATCATTACAACCAATATTAAGATATTGTTTTTCTAAATAATCAGTTGAACTTGTAAATTTATTCAAAGACATTTTTTATTATATTATAATTAAATATTTTTTTTAAATTTTAAAATTATTCTTTAGGCGGTCTAATATTTACTAATAGACTATCATTATTAGCATCACTATAAGCACAATAACCTAAAACTATTTGTGATGTATTATCTGTTGAAACTTTACTATAATCTGAATTATCTAAATAAAGGGTTGTTCCTTCTGCTACAGCAACAGCACTCGTAGGATATGGTGTATTAGGTTGAATTGTTATATTCCAACCATCATCTTGAGATGAACTATCACTAATAAAGTAAAATCTTACATATCTCGTTCCTAAAGGTAATAATGCTGGAAAGGTATTTGATGGGACACCACCTAATAAAATGGCTCTTGGTTCGTCTTTTGGTAAAATCCAACCATTATAAGAAGCGGTTGAATTCCAAGAAGCACCACCAAAAGAGGTTGAATATGGAGGTGTTGTATTTGCTGATGTTTGTAAATATTGAACTGAAATATTATTAAAACTTACTCCATCTGTAGAAGTTTGTATTCCTAATCTATCATACATAGTTGAAGTTGTATGCTCGAAACCAAAACTATTTATTGTTAAATTAATAGTATAATCAGAACCAGCATCAAAAGTAATTGAAGAATTTTCATTAGGTTGATATGTTCCAGCAATACCGCTATCAGTAAAAGTTGTATTATTTGTTATTCCTCTTGTTGTTCCATTTGTAGTATTATTTAATGCTACACTTTCGCTTGATGGTAATGTTGTTGATGTTCTCCTACAAGTAGCATAACCATTTACTAAAACTTTTGCAGTATTTCCGGCGGTTGTATCATCTAAACAAATTCCTATAATTTCGTGTTGTGCTGGTAAAGAACCAATTGAAGAACATTTAATATTTCCCGAAGTATAATCAAAAATTACCGGTTGTCCGGCGGATAAATTATTTAATGCTGTGTATTTTTCAACATTTCCGTATTGTGTTTGTGTTGATACTGATAAAAGATTTACTTTTATTGAAGAACCAACTAAACCAGAAAAATCAACCTCATTTGCTCCTCCAGTTGATATACTATCATCAACATATTTTTTTGTAATTAATTCTTGGTCGTTTGTAAAACTTGTCTGTGTTGTTGTTAGAGTATTTGTTATATTTTTATTTCCATCAGTATTTATTAAATCTTTACTATTTTGTTGTAATGTTGTAGAATTTAAATTAATTGTTGATGCTGTTGCTGTAATTGTATTTGTTGTTAAATCTATTTGGCAACCACCATTTAAAGATGTTAATAATGGTATTCTTAATGTTCCTTGTAATTGAGTTATATTAGGTGTTGTATTTGCTAAACTAATATTTTGTGTTTTAGTTTCTAAATCTGCTATTGATAAAACACCATTAGAAACCCACGATAAATTACCGCTTCCATCAGTAGATAAAACATATCCACCACTTCCTAAAGTAGGAGTTGAAAAATTATTATAATTTCCATCACCAGTTTTTACTTTTAAATCTGTATCGGCTATTACATTAAACATTTTTGTAGTTCCATTTATTTGAGTATTTCCAGCAACCGTTAATATATTGTCAATATTTTGTGTTCTTGAATATAAAAGGGGGTCATCGGGAGGTGTTAAAATACCAATATCAATAAAAGAACAATTACCACTTCCATCTGTAGTTAAAACATAATTATTACCCCCTAAATTAGGGGTTTTTAAATTAACAATATTACCATCACCAGTTTTAAACTTAAGATTATCACCTATAATAGTATTACCGTATATTCGCATCCATTCTTTTTCTTTTAAATCATCTGTAAATTTATTCAAAGACATATTATTTATTATATTATAATAATATAATAAAAAAATCTTAATTATTTTAAATTAATAAAGTCATAGCACTAACCCAAAAATCAGCATCATAACATTTATTTTTTGTAAGTAATTCTACAAATCTTTTCAAAGAAACATCTTTGAATCTTATTCTTAATGCTACGAAACGACCACATGTATTTATGTGTTCTTTAAATTTCTGCAGTTTATAATCATTTGAAATTAATTTATAATTACTATTATCAATTAAAGCGGTTAAATGCGGAGTAATAACTCCTCTATGTCTTCTTAAATTATATTTAGAGTATTTTAATTCTTCGTCAATATTCATCCCATAAGGGTCAAAAAATTCAAGAGTATTATTTTTATGTTTTATTAAACATACATAATGTCCTACATTTTGTTTCATTTGATATAATATAACACAACAACCATAAGGGGTTAATATCTCATCAATATTATCAACTTGTTCTAAATCACTATATAATAATAATTTAGTTTTATTATCTGTAATTCTCATTATATCATCTTCGCTTAATTCGTATTCTTCTGCACGGTATATATCTTTATCTATCCCACTCATTTATTATATTATAAATTAATATAATATTATAATAATAATTTTAAATTTATTCATATAACTCACTCATAGGAAAATAAGAACCTTTTTCGTATATAACATATTGAGGATATGACCTATAAATCATAACCCATCGTGATGGTAAATTAACAAACTTTTTAATTTGTTGTTTATCTAAACCACAATAAGTTTTTAGAAAGTTTTTAATATGATAAGTTCCCGATCCAGATTTAGGAAATACAACAACACCGGTCGCTTCGTTTAATATTCTTCTTGTAGATGAATAATTACTTAACAAATGAGATGTTATTAACATTC